CCAAATCCGTCAGGCCCAAGATGGGGTATCTGACCCTCACATAATAACATCTAGTTATGTAAAAGCAAACTATCCAAACTGTTGAGAATATGGCTTATCACCACCAAACTCTTTCATCATGCCCTGGATCTTTCGCTCATGGTTTGCATCTACTGATCTCAGAAGATTGCCATGCTCATCCTTACGGAACATCTCAGCTTCTATATCAGCCCAGGTCATGCCTCCAGGTTGAATATGCCCATCAATAGGCAGCTTGGCTGGGGCAGTAGCGTTGATTAATGCCTCTACTAGCTCGACTGATTCCGCACTATTGACTGCATAGCGTAGACGTTCATAGGTTTCGGTATCGAGACTGTTTTTCATGAACTGCTCGACGGTCTTGATTCGGTCTGTCCCGTTATCCCCAAGTTTAGCTATTTCAGCCTCGGCAGAAACCTCTTCTACTGCCTGTGATTGTGCAGATAAAAGCTCCCATGCTTGATTAAAGTAGTCTTGAGACATGTTAGATTCATTTGCAAAACCGACTAGCTCTTGCATCAACTCATCTTCTGAGCCAACACCTTCAGGCATTGAATATCCATCTTTAGGTGCGCCCTTAAATGCACCGAACTTTTTGGATAACTCGTTGTATGCAGCAGCTTGGTCTGAAACTGATTTGTACTTCTCGGACAAGTACCACTCCGGCCTATCACCAGCGCCTTTGATCCCATCTGTTAAGAAGTACTCATTGTCGCCTAGTTGCGGTTCAGCGGCATCTACCAAACTAACTGGTTCTTCTGAAGTATCGCTCTCTATGGCTTGTTCGCTCATGTTTATCTCCACGGATATTGAATGACAGCCCGTTTAGGACTGACCGCTTGATGTTTCAAACGGATTTCCTCAAGTCTTCTGCCCCCATTGATCAGGGATAGGTCGTTGATATCTATCCAATCCACATGCTTACCGTCGCTGTAGCATCTGAACGCTCGGAACTTATGGAGATACTCAAACTTCTCGAATCCATATTGTTCCGCTAGGCTATTTAGCCATTCAAATTTGAATTTCTTTTCGGTTAGATAGGCTTTTTCATCGCAGAGAATTTCGGCCTTCTTTTTCTTTTCAGTCATAGTTTTTCCGCTTGCTGGATTTGATGAACAATGTATTTCATGACACCAGCCTCACCGTTGTGATAAGCCGATTCATAGTTTACGTTCTGTGCGGAAAGGGAAGTGTCGTTCTCTAGTAGGAATCTGTTGGTCATTTCCTCTAGTACTTTCTTGCCGTCGTCCGATGCAAAGCAGCGATGGTAAGCTTTAGCTAGCTCAACCTGCCTCTCTCTAATCGCACTGTGGGCTTCCCTCGCCTGATCCTGATCTACTTCTAAATCATCCCAACTCATGGCACCGCCTGTAGTTGTGGTTTCTGTTGCTGTTCCATCTGCTTGGCCTCTGCTCCAGCTTGGATGATGCGCTCTTTCTCTGCGTCATCTCGTACTAATTCAGAACTCATGCCCGTCTTCTTTGCGACCCACGTACCAAAGTCTTCTATCTTGAACGCCATTTGCACCTGATCAGGCCCAGCAGTAGCTAGAACAAACTCTACCGCCTGTTGTACCGCTAGAAGATCCTCGGAGTCTTGCGCTCGTGCTAGTGGCGATGTGAACTTAATCTCGACATCTCTACCATCCAACTCGATAGGGGTGATTAAGCCTCTACGGATTAGGATAGATACCACTCGTTTGAGGACAGGCACCAATACCTCGGTCTGTAACCGTCCAAATGCAGAACCAATGCGCTTGGCTAGCTCTCTAGACTCGATAGCAATCTCTGTTGCCGTCCTTACTGGCCCTGCTGGATCACGCAAGTCGTTAAACATAGCAATCTTGATAGCGTTTTGTAGCTCTGCTATCTCAAACTGTGCTAATGACAGGCTAGATGACGTGTCTAGTCGCTGAATCGATGGGTTATTCGTGTTATTAGAACCAACCGGAATAACAATGCCTGGTGCTATAACCATATTGTATGGATTAGTGACCCCATCGTCCGTAGCAGTGTACATACCAGCAAGGTCTATAGCGGCCTTCTGCAATACAAACTCTTTTGCCTTGTTCAATGACCGTACATCGGGAAGGGTTTGCATAGCTGGGCCTCTACCGCGTACCTCGCCAGACACTTTAGTGTACCGTCCAGTGACCCAAGGCGAAGAATTACCGAAATCCTCTACCCATGAGAACCTTTCCTCTTGTTTAACCCATAGACACCCATAGTATTTCTTGTCTTTAGGGTCATAGATCACGCCTTCCGATACCTCAACCTCTGTATCTGGCTTGTGATCAATCATGCTCTGCACATTAGCCGATGGTTGAAAGCCCTTCCACATTCTTTCGAGTAGTCTAGCCTTGACATTGAACCGTCTCCAATGCGTTTCGATAGTACCGTATGGCCCCTCTTCAAATGCGATGCCCCGTTGAGGTATGCAGTTAAAGACAATCGGCATTGAGTCGTCATCGGTCTCATCAATCTTGAGCGTAGCAGTACCCACCAATAAATCTAGCGCGGCCTCATAGAATTGAGTACCGAAGTTAGAGCGATTGATATAGTCGAATACAATCTCGGCTTGAGTCTCTAGGTTCTCTCTAATCTGTCTCTCGGTGACATCAAAGTCCCCGTTCTCCAGCATGTTGATCACCTCATTCGATGGACTAAACGTCGCCCACCTAGCCCAGATTGGAGCAATGTTCTCTTGTAACTTGCTAGCGCCCTGTTGTATGGCAGTCAGAGACGTAGAATCAAAGATGCGATCCATCTTCTTTTGCCCCTTATCTTGAGTCTCAAACAAGTTCCGTTGAGGTAGGAAATACTCGTAGACATCAGATAATTGATCGTGCCACATAGCCTCAGCATTGAATGCTTGGCTCTCTCTGCCCTTCAAGTCTTGGATCGATCCAATATGCGGGGGTAATCTCATTATGCAGACCCTATTCCAGCGGAGAATCCCGCATTGCCACGACCAGCACGAAACGCAGCAGCAGCCTTGCTAGCAGCAGCAGCACCACCAAGCATAGAGCGTCCAGCACCACCACCAGCACCACGAGCACCACCACGAGCACCACTAGCAGCTTGACCCCTAGTTCTGGGAGCGCCACCTAACAGTGATGCAGAGCCTAGTTTGCCACGGGCTAATGCTTTGAATCGGCCTTCCTGTTCTTCAATCTCTTTATCTAATGCAACTTGCTGTCGTTGTGTGACTGCTACTTCTTGTGCAGTAGGTTTAGGCTTCTTTGGCTTCTTCATTTGATCTTCTCCAGATACTTGTACAACTGGTATGGTGTCCAGATGAACGGTTGGTTGATGCCTAGAATCTGTTTTATGTGACCTACGCATGTATTAAGCATAAATAACGATTGCTTTGTAGTCTTACGGTCTACCTTAACAATGATATCGATTTTATCGGGTTGTTGGTCGATAGTAAACACATCAACATAGTGCTCGGTCTTAGCATATATCAACCATCTGCCACGGTCTGCTATGGCTATATAGCAATGTCTAATGAATGGATGTAGGAACCTCGACCACCAATGGCCTGAATCATTCGTGAATACAACGTATACGCTAGAAGACACTAAACCTTACCTCTGCAACTCTTGGCTGTGGTCTACGTCCTGATATCATGGACTCTTGCCAGCCTAGTGCTAGCGTCTGCAATGCATCGGCCCCGTGTGATGACCAATCATGTACAGGCATATCACGGAATACGTTACGCTTCTCGTCGAATTCCCTATGGTATGACGCTATACAGTTCAACCCGTGCTCGGCCTTGTCCTCATCGAACCAGAATCGAGGGAACATTCTACGGATAGCTTGTATGCCCTCCGCCTTGGTGCGTGGTCGCTGTACTGTACGGAATGATATGCCCATCTCTCTAGCCACATCCTTACGTGAACGGCCTGAGGTTAGCTCTCTGACTTCAATGTCATGTGGTGCTAGATGTTGGCCTAGCATTACACCGTTGGTCGCAGCGTA